AGCGAAATGCGATGACCGCAAGCGAAAGAGCGGTAGATAGAGCAGCAAAAGCGTCAGGAAAACCAAAATCAGACTACAAATACAACCCATTAACAAATAGAGCAACCTTAAAAAAGTAAATTATGGCTAAGTCAAAGAAACAAGAGGTAGCAGAGGATGAAGTAATCGAGCAACCTGTGGTATCTGAAGAGGTACAAGAGGAAAAGGTAGAGGAGACCAAGCAAGAAGAGGTACATCCTCATAAAGTAGGGCTACAATCAAGAGACTACAGAAGCAAGTATGGCAAATAAAGCGACAATGAAATGCAATAGCCCTAGATCATCAGACAGACCAGGTAAAAAGATGATGGTTAAGGCTTGCTCCGGTGGGCAAGAGAAGCTTTTGCACTTCGGGGCCAAGGGTTATGGTAACAATTACTCCGAGGCGGCTAGAAAAAGCTTTAAGGCAAGACATAAGTGCGATACAGCAGACGATAAGCTAACGCCAAGACACTGGTCATGCAAGTATTTGTGGGGCGGTCCAGGTAAGGCGACAACAAGTAACCCTAAAGGTAGACAAGGTAAGTACTAATGAAGGACAGTTGCTATAAAAAAGTAAAAGCACAGTACGATGTGTTCCCATCAGCAAGAGCGTCACAGGCTATAGCTAAGTGCCGCAAGGAGTCGGGTAATGTCGTAAAGTCCGAGAAGGGCACAAGCCTAAAGAGATGGGAGAAAGAGAACTGGGTTGACACGAAAACAAATAAGCCCTGTGGGGCAGGAGGTAAAAATGAGTATTGCAGACCGACAAAGAGAGTATCTGCACAGACTCCGAAGACAAAGAGTGAGATTAGCCCTGCAAAACTAGAGAGTAAGAAAAGAGAGAAGTCAATTGTGGGTATGGGTAACAGAGTAAAAAAAGTATAGCTATGAATCAGAATATCAAAAGCAGAGGCGTAGGTGATACCATTGAGAAAATCACCAAAGCCACAGGCATTAAAAAAATTGTCGATACAGTGTCAAAAGCTACAGGTCAAGACTGTGGTTGCGATAAAAGAAGAGACTCATTGAATAGATTATTCCCATATAATAATAAATAATAATGGCAAACGTAAGAATACAACCAAGTAGAGCATTAACAGTTTATAAATCAGATGATGCTGACATACCATATCCAGCATTAGCTGTAGCTGGAACGACTGATGGTACTAGTACAAATGAACTTATAGACAGTACAGTTAATTTCGTTAATGTTCCAATATATCCTGGTAACATTGTTTATAATCTAAGCAATCCGTCAGCAGCTACAATTATTGGTGTGCCAACTGCGACTCCGAATAAACTTATTTTGAATGCAGATATATTTGTTTCTGGCGATAATTATGTCATATATCAATCAAGCCCAATGGCAGGTGGTCAAAATACAGGCTGTGTATTGTATATAGGAACAGGTGGTGATGTCGTAGTGACAATGGCAGGAAATGATGTAGTAACATTTTTTAATGTTCAGGATGGAACATTTATGCCTGTTCAGGTATTAAAAGTTTGGGATGCAACAACAGCAGAAGATATTATAGCCCTTTGGTAGATGACAACGATAACAATAACGCAGACATTTACATCAAAAACAAGAAACGGAGGGGGAGGTGGTGCAATTCCCCCCTCTAATACAGTAGCTCCTGTTATCTCAGGCAGTAGTGCAATTGGCTCTACCCTATCCAGTACCACCGGCACATGGACAGGAACACCTACAATAACATATGGCTATCAATGGAAAAGAGCAGGTGTTGACATCGTAGGCGAAACTAATTCAACCTATGTTCTTGTAGTAGCTGATTATAATATAGCAATAACTTGTGAGGTTACAGCTACAAACGTAGCAGGATCTTCAAGCGCTACAAGCAATTCAATAACAGGGACAGGTGTTGCTCCTGTTAATACTGTAGCTCCTGTAATAAGTGGCACTCCTACAGTAGGACAGACACTATCAAGTACTACAGGCACTTGGACCGGCAATCCTACTCCGACATATACCTATCAGTGGAAAAGGAATGGGAGCAATATAGCAAGTGCTACATCATCAACATATACCCTTGTTCAAGCTGATGCAACATTCGCAATAACCTGCGCTGTAACTGGAACAAATGTAGTAGGGGCAGCGGAAGCAACAAGCAACTCATTGACAATATTCGATGCTGATGCTCAAGCGTTTATTACAGCTGCGACAATAACAGACAATACTCAAAAAACTGCTATCAATACCTTAGTAGTTGATATGAAAGGCTTCGGTATTTGGACTAAAATGAAAGCTATTTATCCTTTTGTTGGTGGCACAGCTACAACGCATAAATTTAACCTAATAAATCCTGCTGATACTAATGCAGCTTTTAGATTGGTTTTTTCAGGTGGTTGGACACATAGCAGTACAGGAGCAACTCCAAACGGCATTAATGCCTATGCGGATACATTTTTAGTGCCTAATACGATTTTAACTCAAAACAGCACTCACGTTTCATATTACAGCAGGATAAATAGCAACTTAACAGAAGTAGAAGTAGGTGCATCTAATGGACCAAACGCTTCTGACAATAAATTAGTATTAGAAATTAGAACAAGTGGAGTTACTTATTATAATATAAATTCAACAAATGTTTACTTGCAAGTTTTAGATACTAATTCAAGAGCATTTTATATTGGTAATAGAACAGCTTCAAATGTTGTAAACGGATGGCGTAATAGTTCTAAAATTGTAACAGGTACAACAGCATCAACAGCTCCTTCGACTGCAAATGTATATTTAGGAGCTTTCAATAGAGTTGGTTCAGTTGTTTTTTATTCAACAAAACAATGCGCTTTTGCAAGTATCGGCGATGGCTTAACGGATACAGATGCAGGTAATTTTTATACAGCGGTGCAGGCATTCCAAACAACTTTATCTCGCCAAGTATGACATACGTAGGACTATTAACAGAATCGCAAAAAAATGAGCTTGTCGGTCAATTATATGATGAAGACAGCTATTTTAACCCAATACAAGATATTGATAACAACTGGATAATTTCAGTTGAGGAAATGGAATTTTGCGTTAATCCTGAATTTCAATGGGTAAAAGATTTACCTTTGATAGAATATAAACCAAAGCCGTCACCGCCATTTCCACCGATAGATTAAAAATTAAAAACTATGTTAGGCGGTTTATTAGATGAAGAAGAAAGATTATATTTGTCTGATAAGTTTTATGATGAATATAAACCATTTACTCCTGTATTAGACACAGAGAAAAATTGGATTATACCGTTACACCAAATATTTGAAAACAAAAATATAGACTGTTGGTGGGTAAAGCATTTACCAATAGTTGAATACAAACACTAAACCCATGTTTTTACAAGTACCCCAAGAGATAAGCTATCTGACAAATTACGGAATCTTAGGACTATTCGCCATACTAATGATTGGCGTTATAATTTTTATGGGCAAACAGTTTTTTGCTTGGCATAAGAAAAACGAAGCAAGAATACAGGAGCTTGAAAAACGACATGATCAATATATGACAGAAGATCGTGCAAGACTTATTGATACCATAAACAGTAACAATAATGTCATTGAAAATAATACTGCAATGATGAAAAAACTTCTTAACCTAGTAGAAAGATTAGATAGATGAAACAGACGATACTATTTATTGATGCCGGGCATGGTGGACTAGATCCAATGACAAAGAAGTATTTAACTCCTGAAACAATAGGGAAGAAAACACTTCACACAAATGGTAAAGCATACCATGATAATGGATGGTTCTATGAAGGTCATTTCAATAGACAGTTTGCAAACGAGTTTATGGAAAAAGCTATAGCAGCAAGATTCCATTGTATTCCAGTGTACCACCCTTGGAATGACAACTCACTAAAAGATAGAACAGACTCTGCAAATCAGATTGCAGCAAAATATGGCACTAGATCATTATTCCTTTCGTTCCATGCTAATGCAGCAGGGATGACTACAGGCCCACAAACATCCGCTGAAGGAGTTGGTGCTTTTGTTTATAAAGTTGGTTCTGATACCTCTAATCTTGCTTTGTCTATATGCCAAGGACTTGAAAAGATATTCGATAGGTATGGCAGCAAGAGACGCGCGTCATTAGTATTAGACACTTCATTGCATATTACGTCTGCTACAAGTATGCCAGCAATATTATTTGAGCTAGGATTTTTTGACAATCCAAATAATGCAGATCTCTTGATAAACCCAACATTCAGAACTGCACTGATTACGTCAATGATTGAGACACTCAAAACAAAAGTTATATGAGAAAGAAATTCAAAGATACCAAAGTTGGAAAGTTCTTATCTGAGAAGGCTCCAAAGATTTTGCAGGCAGTTGGAGATATACTCCCTGAGAAGGGCGCATTGGGCATTGTAAAGAACTTAATCAACTTATCTGATGACTTATCCCCTGAGGACAAACAAATGCTCTCAGAGGAGATTTTAAAGCTTGAGGAGCTTGAGCTAAAAGATAGAGACTCTGCAAGAAATAGAGAGATAGAGATAGCAAAAATCCACAAGTATGACTTCTTGTTCTATCTAACCGGAATAATTGGACTTGCTGCTTTCTGTTTTATGATATATGCAATCGTGTACCTGACCATCCCTACCGAGAATAAAGAGGTATGGATCCACCTGATAGGTATTACAGAGGGTATTGTGATTTCGATATTTGGCTACTACTTTGGTAGCTCAATTAGAAGAAATTCAAATTAAATATCTATATTTGCCAATTAAATAAAATCAAATCAATTATGAATTACGTTTCAAAAGAAGAGCTTGAAAGAATACAAGCGATGAACTCAGATTTTGCTAAAGCAAAGATGGCATTAGGAGAACTAGAGCTAAACAAGCAAGGCATCCTAGGTCAGATTAACGCTATGCGTCAAGAGTTCTCTGAATATGAAAGGATACTAATTTCGAAATATGGCCAAGACTCTGTTATAAATTTACAAACAGGCGAGGTCACCCAAAAAACATAAATAATGGCAAAGATAAGTACATACGCTACTACAGCACCGGCCCTTGGTGATATGCTTATTGGCACTGATGTCAATGACATGAACAGCACTAAGAATTTCACCATAGGAAGTTTATTATCACTCCCTGGGTCAACAACGTATGTACCTTATACAGGAGCAACGAATGACGTATTTCTTTTAGGATATGGATTCTATGCCAATGAGTTTGTTGTTTATGGAGGGACATCATCACAGTTTCTAAAAGCAGATGGGTCAATAGACAGCACTGCTTATTTGCCTGTATCTACTGCCGCAACAACGTATGTTCCATATACAGGAGCGAATGCAAATGTAGATTTAGGTGTATGGCAGTTAAAGGCAAGTAGTATATACACTGTTCTAGCCGAAATCGAGTTCATTAATTCAATTACAGATGACTTTGAAATAAAGGATCAAGGCAGTAACTTTCCTGGATTAAAATTAGACTTTAACAATGGAATTTATTATCTAGGAGATAGTGCAGGATTTGTTAACGGTACCTATATCAAAGTTGACGATGCCAACAGCAGAGTAGAGATAAGCAAAGCTATCTATACCAATGCTAGTACAGGTACAGCAGGTCAGATATTGACAAGTCAAGGAGCAGGACTTCCTGCAACTTGGTCAACAGCATCTTATTTAGTTCCTACTTATGGCTCATTCTATGACGTTGTTACTCAGACAACAACAGGTATGACATTGAAGGTAATGAACTTCGGGTCAAATGATATTGTAAGTGGAGTAACAATAACCAATGATACATTTGGAAATCCAACAAAAATAACATTCTCAGCTACAGGTGTTTACAATATTCAGTTCTCAGCACAGCTTAAAAAGACAG